AAGCCTGAGATAGATATTCCTTGGACTGATGACCTAGCTAAACAGTTTCTATGGAAGCCAGTACAGAAGGCAATGCTAGGCAAGGAACGCACTAGAGATTTAGAGACAGATGAAGTATCAAAAGTTTATGAAACATTGAATCGTCACATGGCTAATAAGTTTGGTGTTAGCGTTCCATTCCCTGAGATATTTAGATTACTTTATGAAGAAGAAAATAATAAAACCTAAACGCTGTCGGGTATGCCTAAAGGATTTTATACCTTTCAGCTCAATGGCTAAAGCCTGCTCTGTTACCTGTTCGCTAGAATTAATTAGAGCTGATAATAAGGTTAAGGCTGCTAAGGAATTTAACAAAGAAACAAGGAGAATGAAGAATGCAATTAAATCACGCTCTCAATGGATTAAAGAATGCCAGCAGGTTTTTAATTCTTTCATCCGCGCTCGTGATGGTTCTCTGCCTTGTATCAGTTGTGGCCGTCATCATAGCGGCCAATACCACGCTGGTCATTATAAGTCTGTCGGCGCTAATCCTGAATTACGATTTAATGAGCGGAATTGTCATAAGCAGTGCGCTCCTTGCAATAATCATCTTAGCGGAAACATTGCTAATTACCGCCCAAATCTTATTAGTAAGATCGGCATTAAAAAGCTTGATGAATTAGAGGGCGAAAACACACCTAAGAAATACACCATAGAAGAATTAAAGGAGTTGAAAAAGTTTTATCAGCGTAAACTTAAATCAATAACGAGGGCAGAATAATGAAAGCAATGAGATTTCAAGACTTTAGAGATGTTGTAGGCCAGGGATTTATAACCATGAAAACGCACAACTTCCCAGCACAGGGATGGTGTAAGAAGACTGTTAAAAACGTCATTTATATATGGGCTAAGCCTGAGACTCCAATTATGAAAATGGCTGACATAGAAGAATCAAGCGGTAAGGCTGTACGGTTCTCTATTGTGCATCAATCTATTATGAAACATACGGATATTTAAATGAGCTTACCGAATGAGATAAGACAAGTTTTATATTCAGCTCGTGGGCCTTTGCATCGCACAATAATTAGGACGCATGTATTAGGTGCCCGTACTAACGGCGAAAAACCACAAAGCCTTAAAACATTTACTAACACAATGTCAGCTATGGATGATGTTGAGCCTATTAAGCTGGACGGGATATGGTATTGGATGTTTAAAGCACAGAGCAATAGGACGATGGCGTATCATTTTAGGTGTATACTGTTATTAATTACAGTCGAGGGGAAAAGATTATGGTTACTGCTCAGAGGAAAAGTGCTGAGGATGAGGCTAGGTTTTATAAAAGGAGTCATAAGCAAAGGCTGGCATCATTGGAAATAGCAAAGAAGTGCCTAGAACACATTGTAATGGAAGTAATCACGTTCTCTAATCAAGAGACAACCGTTCTATTAAGGGGGTTAAGAGAGCAAATAGAGTCAGGTATAGCTGAACAAGAAAAAGAGATAGACAAATACAGAGCAATAATCAGAGCAGAAATGAACAGACCGCTTAACGATGTAGAGCGAATGGTAGAGGAGCATAGAATATGAGTAATTGGAAACAAACATTAGCGGCAGTAGCACCAACATTAGCTGCTGCCATAGGAGGGCCATTAGCGGGCGCTGCTGTAAACGTAATCGGACAGGCTCTACTAGGGCGGGAAGGCGCTTATGATGAGGACATGATCTCTCAGGCTGTTCTAGGGGCAACTCCTGACCAACTCCTGGCATTGAAGAGTGCAGACGGTGATTTCAGAGTTCAGATGAAAAAGCTGGATATACAGGATCGGGATAGCGCTAGAAAGTTAGCCATTGATACCGGTATCTTGCCTCAGATAACGCTCAGCTCCATTTATACTGTGGGTTATTTCTGGTTAATGTTTATGTTGATGAGTGGCGATGTCAAAATCCCTGTGGATATTCAGGGTTTGGTAACAACGCTTATAGGGATAATGACCGCAGCTCAGGCTCAGATTATGAATTTCTGGTTTGGCTCTAGTTCAGGCTCTAAAGAAAAAACTAAGCGGATGGGGGGATAGAGATGAAAAAAGTTTCAGATGCATTTAACGCGCTACCTTATGAAACTAGAAACATCTGTGTTGGCGTAATGATAGATACAGAAATAAGAGTGCTAGAGCGCGAGAAAGTTAGGCTCAAAGATAGATATTACCAAAGCCGTAAAGAGATAAATGAAAAGATAATGTTTATGAAGCAAGAATTAGAAAGAGACTACGGATAACACACCATAAGAGATATAGATGAGGGGAGCGTAATGACTACTCAAGAGAAGCAAGGCTTAGGCATGTTAGTTATATTAATTATTATAATGGTGGTTACAGCATGATTGACTTAAAGCAACTAACCGAAGATTTAAAACGTGATGAAGGGTTTGAGCCTAGAGTTTATGCCTGTTCAGCTAATAAGCAGACTGTAGGCTATGGATGGAACCTTGAAGATAATGATATGCCAGAGCGTATAGCTGAAGAATTACTTAAACATGCAGTAATGGAGAAGATAGCCCAGTTATCTAATCATCAATGGTTCTGCCGTCTAAATGATAATAGACAGCTCGTAATAGCTAACATGGCGTTTAATATTGGAGTTAATGGCGTATTAAAGTTTAAGAATATGATATCGGCTATACGGGTCAATGCTTACGATCTAGCGGCTGATGCGATGATAGATAGCAAATGGTATCGGCAAGTGGGCGGGAGGGCTGAGAGGCTAGTTATTGCGATGAGAGAGGGTTAATTATGGCGAAGTTAACAAAGATATGGTTGGATGAAAGAATGATGGAATTTAGGCTTGATTGGGATAATGATCGCCACCAAGCTATACACCTTCAAAGCCTTGATGCTAAGCATATAGAAGAGGGTCTAGTAAGGGCTTCAATTGAATTAAACGAAGAGCGCCGGAGAGAAGAGATATAAAAGCCTCCCCCATTACAGGGGAGGTAAAAGACCAGACTCAACGAGGGTGCAAAGCCCAGCTTTTAAAACATCATTATTAATTATTGTGAGGGCATTATACATGGAATTTATCAGGGGCGCTGTATCTTGGGTTGAACTAAATATATCCCAATTAGTAATTACATTGCTAATCGTTGCGGTTTATCTGCTGTATAAAAAGCTTGAGTGTTTACAGATTAAGTATAACCAGCATGACAAATTATTATACGGCCATTCAATCATTATCTATATGAAGCTAGGGGTTAAAACAGTTAAGCTGCACCGCAATAATGACTATGAAATAAATCAACCAGCAAACGAGGATTAGACATGAAATACTTAATATTACTAATAGCACTGGTATCACTACAGGCTGAGGCTATACCTTATCAGGCTATAGAGGATTATGAGCCTAATGAGATACGCCGCATTAATACTTGGGAGGCTCACGAATTAGTCCAGTTTACTATTAATGAGGTTAGGTTTGGCATTGGATTATGGCCAACAGAGCATCCTTCAGCAGGCACAGCGCCTTTTGCAGCATTGATTACATGGACACCTGGAGGCTGGATAACATTAGCTAGAACTCATCCTTTATGGAATGACAGCTTATGGATGGGCGCGGGTAACGATAAAGACGATCTAACAGAGTTTATGTGGTATATGGGCGAATTATTCTCACCGGCTATAAGAAGCTATTTGGTAGAAGTTGGCAAAATAACAATACCTTCCACTAATTCGGGCAAGGTACTGTTTCTAATGGATAGTATTAAGATAGATGATACTGATATTACATTTGATGGCAGGCTTTAACGGGGGCTAAGCTCTACTAAGTCCCTTAAGTACTCAGCCTTCATATTGATCAACTGAGTCTCATGTAGGCTCTCACGGGGCGTTAATGCCCTGCTAGACCTATCTAATCCATATAGGGCTATGGCGTTCTCTATAACCTTAATCTCTTTCTTTAGTGATGCCTTAATCGATTTAGCATACCGATTATCAGATGAGACAATATGAGCCTTAAGATCGGAGGCTAAAGCGTAGTTAGGAATAAAACTACCCACATAGGCAGACATCACACCAATAGCAGTTATTACCGCTGCTGCTGATATGATCTTTTTAGCCCATCCGTTTAGATTCATAACCATTACACTCATTAAACGCCCACGTAAGCGGCTAATTGTTTGGCAAAGGTGTCTGCATCTGATACTGAAGATTTAAGAAGCCCTTGCCTACCTACACCGCTAGCCTCCCAAAAAACAACATAATCACGCCACCGCATGAAGCCGCCGCTTGTTGTACCTAAGCCTCTAACGCTCCCAAGAGGTAAAGTAGTGACAATATTATCTGTCTTGTTATGTATTTCTATTTCTATGTCTGAGCTATCTGTATTCTGCTTAGCCCCCCCAATAAGAAACCCATCAGCAGTCTCGTAAATAGGATCGGCGCTCATAGATAAAGCAGCATCTGTATATAAAGCTGTAGGGTCTGTGGTGAATTGTCCTGCTATATCAATAATTGCAAACTGTGCGTTCGTAGCATCATCATAAGCATTAAGCAGTTTAAACCCTGTGCCATCTGGCTGTATGGTCGCAGCATCCGATGCCCAAAATGATGCTGTAGTAAAATCACTACTAGGCTGGTCTGTGCCTAAAGTGACTACCGTTCCAGCTACGTTAATAGTAACTAATGCGAAAGTATCAGGAGTGGAGCCAACCTCAACTAATACGACATAAAGGAGCGTGGCATCGTCATTCATCCAGAAGCCATACCAATTATCGTAAGTCGCTACAACCGCTGCGGGATTAGCTTTAGGCCATCCAGACAACGCCGAACCACTAGCATCAAGGCAGGTTAATGCATTACTAGAGGTAGTGGGTAGTTTTATTTGGCTACCTACCGATGACGCGAAGCCCTCTAAGGCATTAGTTTTCTGAGCATCCCAATGGCTAGGCACTGCTGAGACTCTTAGCGTAGGAACTGCACTACCCGCAAAGGTAGAAGTATCACCCGCTGAATCATCTTGAATGGCGAAAGTATTAAACTGTGGCATTAGTAATCCCCTGCTATACCCGTTATATCTACATTACCCGTCACCGTCACTAGAGCAGCAACCTCAAGCGTGTCACCGGCTTCTAGTATCAAACTACCATCAGACTGTAAGGCGGGGATATTGGCCTTGGTAAACACGTTAAACGCGCCTACAGTGCCATCAGTACCAGATAAGGCCGGTATAGTAACCGAACCTAATACTCTGACTACTGAGCCAGTGTTAACTGAAACGACTAGAACCATATCAGAGGCATCAAAGGAGCAAGCTGCTAGAGATACAACAGCACCCCCATTAGCTCCAGCCGTATAAACCACTATATTACTCGTGGTATCAGAAGCCGTTATTTGTGACGCTACCGTTTTAGGTACTAGCGCGAAGATTGGATCTACATTTTGTGTCATTATAAATTCCTATATGCAAAGATTTTTGAAGCTGACTTAACAATTGGGGGTATATCTACAGCACTTGCCCCCGTCCAGTTTATAGCATCTGTCTCTGGGTCGTTACCTATATTGCCGTTAGTGGTTGATTTAAAGACACTGCCACCGCTGCCTTGAGCTAATGCGTTAATAGAGTAAGTCTCGTTAGTGTTCCAAACCCTTGTAAATTTAACCTGAGTCCAGTTTAGCGTATCTGTTGCAGGGTCGTTATCTTGATTGCCATCTGTGATCGAGATATAGAACAAATCATTGCGAACAACGATGTCAGGGATATTATATATGGTTAAGGCGTTCCAGTCGTTGAATGAACCTTCAGCAGATTCCCCTCCAATCGGATCGCGTACCTCTATCTGCACATCATCGCTGTCAGTTAGCATAACCCTGGCTGAACCGCTGAAGAAGACGTTAGGCTGTCTGCCTGCCGCGGTAAGTATCACAGGGTTAGTATTGAGGATAGTTAAGTTAACATCTGCAAAAGTATCCTTGGCTGTTGTTGTGCCTGATTCAAAGAAGAATAGCTTACCCTCGATTAAGGGGGCACCTGCATCGTCTTCGTATTGATTGCCGATAAAACCAAATCTGGCCATGTTATACCCTATTTATTAAGTAAGTCTGTCATTGCCTCAAAAGCATTGAACTCATTAACACCACTAAACTTCTTAGCTAGTTTACCAGCCACCTTAGCGCCTTGCTGTAACGCCTCTTGGCTAACGCCTTGGGTTAGAACTCGGTTAATAGACTGCTCTATTTGTCCTGAAAAGCCCGTCTTAGCGATATTTCCAAACCTGGCATCCAAAGCGTTAGCAAACATGGTTAAGTCTTTAACATCATCACCAAACTTAGCGCCAAGGGATAGAGCTGTGCTATCAAGCCCGTTAACCGCATTCTCTAAAGGTACTCTGCTTTGTATATTGCTCATTAGCCCGCGCATCTTCTGACCTATAGCGCTGTTAGCGCCTTGGCCAAATATATCCATCTTAGTGCCCGCTACATCCTGAAAGTTATCTAAGGCTGTTAGCGATGTGCTAAGTGTATCATTAACCCTTGCATAATCAGGGTCAATATCCCTAACAGCATTGTTTAAAGACTTCCTTATATCCATTAAAACCGTTCTGCCTTCCTTACCTAACCCACGTACCGACTTCTTATTAAAATCAATAATATTGTCTAATTGCCGCTTAAGTTTATGCGCCCTTAATGCATCTGGTGCGCCGCCCTCAGAGAGAAGATCAACAACGTCCCTAATAGCTTTCTGTGAGCCTCTATCCTTGGATATTAAAGAGCCTTTAAACTCAGGGGTAGGTACGCCCTTTGGCCCGTCCACAAGCTCAATATCTAAGTCATTAAGCGATGTCTGTAATTGGTCAATAATGGTAGATGAGTTTATTTCTTTGCCTGGTAGGTTTTTAAGCGCAATACCATCAAGCTCTTTTCTAGCATCGTTAGCCTTATTGCGGATAAATTGGATACGTTTAGATACCGACTCACCAACAATATTGCCTGGTCTAACATCAAGCCCCACACGCTCCTGCTTTTTAATGCGCCTGCTAATATTCAGCATCTTTTGCATCTGAGCTTTAGTTTCTGGCGTAGAGGTTTTGATTGATTGAACAAATCCAGGGGCATAACCCTGTTTTAATGCCTCTAAGCCTGCCTTATCTGGAGTTACCTTATTATTAACAATCTTTAAGCCTGCAAGCGCATCATCTCGCCCGCCTGATTTAATTTGCTCTAAAAGCGCATTCTCTGAGGCTTCTGGCACTAATGGCCTGCCTGCTATAAAGCTTTGGTCTGCTATAGCGGGTATCTGTGCTTTAGCTTCTGGTGTTAGGTTCTCAAAATCTAAGCCCTGCTTATCAAGAGACTTTCTTAATACCTTGGTGGGGTTTCCCGCATCGTCAATTAATTTAGTGCCAACTCTTAGCTTTCTTAAAGCGCCAAGCCCAAATAACTCAGCTATAGCCACCGGCGCAGTTTTTACGAATGCTGCCGCTGCTGGGCTACCTGTAATATCTAAGGTTTTATCGGCTAAGAAATCAACACCCTGTGCTAGTGGTTCAGCTATCGGAGCTATAACATCACCGACAGCCTGTAACCCTGCCTGACCTGCCTGGGTAGGGGGCTGAAAGGTTAAAGACTCTTTAACTTGACCAATAACATCAGCACCAGATGGAACATCGGCACCTAAAGCGCTTAATGCTTCAGCACCTAAGCCAGCTATACCCGCTATAGGTTCAGCTATCGCACCTGAGGCAATAGCGGCTAGCGGCTCTGCAACTGCCCTAAATGCGTTACCTTGTGGCTGAACACCTCTACGCTCTAGCTCTGCAAGTATGTTGTCCCTGCTTGGGCCTTTCCTGCGCTCAATCTCTGCTAATATTTCTGCTCTAGTCGCCATTTATTGCGCCTGCCCTAGCATTGTTTGTAATTGTTCATCACTTAGCCCTTCTAGGCTTACACCAACATCTTTCCCTAGCTCTCTTTGTAATCCTTCTATAGATCGCGTCTTCTGATCTATAAATGACTCAAGCTGTAGTATTTTCTGTGAGGGTGTTGCGTTAGGGTCGCCCATTGTTGCTTTAAGGGTTTCGCCTTCCCTTTCGGTAAATGCTGCGCCAAATGTCTCTCTTAACAAAGGAAGCACTTGGTTATTAATAATAGATATAAACTTAACTCTTGAATCCGCACCTTTAGTTGAACCGAAGCCAGTTTCTTTTACTAGCGCATCAAACGCCCTGCCACCTAGAGTGCTAGTAGCTACCGATGCAAGCGTTTTAAGCTGACCAATACTATCAAGTAATCCCGGCATTGCCGCTTCTGCTCTGCCTAAGCTAGTTAACGATTCACCTCTTGCTGTAGCTTCCTTAGTGGCTAATGTAACTGCTTTCTGTATTTGAGGCTTAAACTTAAGTTGAGAGGTAAGCTTACCGCCCTCTTTGCCTCCTGCAATAATGCCTTCTGTTTCAGCAATGACCGCCGCCGTTCCTTTTTCGGCTATAGTCTGCACAGAAGAGCCTACAGCCCTGCCCTCTAGCCCCGCCTTAATTCTGTTGGCTATAACTTTATCTTCTGGTGAGAAATCAGCAATAACAGCCTCAAAAGCTAACTGCTCTGCTGGTTTATCAGCTTGGCCACCAGGAGCTATTAACTGTCCCTGTGCGATAGCAAAATCAATAGGTATAGATAGCTCTCTAATAGCGCCTGATATGTCACCACTGGCCACCATATCCCTTACACCTTGAGTATCAGAAGGATCACCGCCTAATGTACCTATATCACGTAATCGATTATCAAATAGGGTTAAGGCTGAGCCTGAATCACCACCTAACAAATGTTGTCTAGCTGTAAACGCATCCTTTAACAATGCATTGCTGCGCTGCTCGTCAAGTTGTGCCTGCTCATCTCTAAGCCCTTGTATAAACTGACCACCTTGGCCTGCTACACCAGCGCCGAATCCCTGTAATGCTCTTGCGAAATCTGCCATTATGCAAATCCTCCAAATCTTGAGCCGGTATTAATCGTTGCGGCCTGTAGTGGCGTTGTAGCCGCCGATGGCAGTGGAGCGCCAAACCCAAAGCCTGTAGCCGCCGCACCTATGCCGCCCGCTAATTGACCTAACCCGCCTAGTATACCTTGATTCTGCTGTGTGCCCGGTATTCCAGGTAATCCCGCAACCGTTGAGCCTTCGCCAACACTTAAACTAGCTAATAGAGCTGCTAACTGTTGCTGACTAACGCCCTGAGCTTGGCCTGCACCGCTTAATAGGTTAGCTAAGTTACTGCCTGCTTGCCCTGTTAGATCGGATATACCGCCGCCTTGCTGGTTGATTAAATCAGCTAATGATGAGGTAGTACCTTGAATGCCGCCAGCTATAGCTTGTCCTGCTTGTGTTCTGCCTTGTGCTAAGTCTTGCCCTGTACCTAATGCAGCTTGACCGGCAAATAATGCACCTTGTAAACCTAACTGACCTAACTGTGATCCTGCTTGCCCTGCGAAACCTGCGCCTGCCTGACCTAAGTTAGCCGCTATACCGCCTAATTGACCGCCTGCCTGCCCAGCTAAGCCCGCGCCTGCCTGACCTAAGTTACCTATAAGGTTGCTAGACAATCCTGCTTGCTGACCTCTCAATTGACCTATTTGGCCTGCTGCTTGTAAACCTTGACCAGTTAATGCGCCTGCTCTATTGAACTGATTCTGTAAGTCTTGAGAAGCTAAGCCCTGATTAAACCTTGATAGCTCTTTTAATACATTGCCGCCACCTAGACCACCTCTTGCCGCTGATGTCCTTAGTGCTGCTTGTTCGCCTTGTTGCTGTAGAAACTGAGTAGCTGGGTTATTGATAAAAGCTTGATCAAATGCACCTTGCCCACCTAAACCCGCCAAAGCTGCTTGTTGTTGTTGGCCTTGAACGCCCGCGCCAGTGAATTGATTTAAACCGCCTACACCTTGCCCTATAGCTTGGTTGATAGCGCCTAAGCCTTGGCCTTGAGCTTGATTCAATAAGCCTAAGCCTTGGTTTAATCCACCTTGTATAGCTTGCTGAGCTTGGCCTTGGCCTTGGTTTAATAACCCTAAGCTTTGAGCTAAACCCTGCTGTATGCCTTGCTGACCTTGACCTATACCTTCAGTTAAACCCGCTAGAGATGCTGCTAAACCGCCTTGTAATGCTTGCTCACGGCCAATTAAGCCAGTTTGAGGAGCTATTGGCCCACCTTGTACGTTAGGCGCTAATTGTGGTTGCCCACCAAAGGCTTGTGGTTGACCTTGGCCTGCTATGTTCGCCTGCCCGCCCGCATTAGGGGGTAATACTGGCAATATAGGCTGTCCAGGGGGTTGAGGTGCAAACGCATTAGCACTTAAAGCGCCGCCAAAAGCTTGTGGACTTTGCGCCATAAGCGCCCGTTGTGCTGCTGAAATAGCCATTAACGCCCACCTCCGAATCTAAAGCCACCTGGTCGTCCTGGTGGCCTACCCGCTAAAGGATTGGCTACCTCTTCAGGGGCTAGTGCTGTTGTTGAACTAATAAACTCAGGTAATTGCTGCTGAGCAAAGCCTGTATTAAAATCGATAGTTTGAGGTTGAAAGCCTGAGAAATCCGTAGGCAATCCCAAAATAGCGTTTTGAAACTGAGGTAATCCAGCCAATAAAGCACCTTGAGCGCCCACATTGCCTTGCTGAAATGCACTGAATTGCTGGGGGATTGTTTCACCCAATACGTCGAGTGCAGCCTGAAACCCTAAGTTTCTATTGGTATCGCTCGCGGGGAATAGATTTAATACATCCCCTCTAGCCTCAGCTGACCTTTCTGCGATTAAATCTACAGCTCTTTGGTTAGCCTGGGTCTGCGCTCTTTGTGCGCTTTTATCAGTGCCGCCAAACAATGTATCCACTACGCTACTCATGCTGCTTGCGCCCCTTTTAAAGTTGCCATGATTTCATCTCTAGTTATGCCTAGTAAGTATTGATCGACCAACTCACCATCTTTTAAATAAGATAGCCGGTTAATGCCTTCCTCTTGAAATCCAAAGGAACAAGTAAACCGTTTAACATTCTCGTAAATAGTCGGAATAGTGGCGACTACCTTTTGATATTCTGTGTTATCGATAATCCATTGCAATGCAGCCATTCCAGTCTCATAGCTGTACTGCTTTCTATGAGCAGAGATAACGTGAGCGTGTATTTGAACCGTTACCGAGTTATGAGCGTGTAAGTTATAAGCGCCTATAAAGTCTGTATCATTCATCATTAATAACCAGCATTCACCCTCACAATCAGCCTTATAGTCATCAGGATTTTGGCCATCTTCAGCTATAGTTGCCCATAGGTCAGGCATACGCATTAGACCCTCTATAATCTCTGTGTCATAGGTTCTAATAGCTTTCATACTAATACCCACCCCTGCTTTCTATTGCCCGCTATATCTGTCTGCATCTTTCTATATTCAATCGTTCCTGTTGTGCCTAGTGAGTCTATGTAAAGGCTGAACTGTGGAGCCTCTACAACCCCTTCGGGGCTACCAGTACCTAGAATGGGTAAGTTATTATCAACCTGTAGCATGAACCGTCTGAAGGCCTGCGTCATTGTCAGGTTTTCTTCAGTGATTGCGTTAGCGGCATTTAATCTAGGCATTAGAGGATGTCCGCTGTAAGTTGAATGACAGTAGGGCTAACCGCATCACTCAAAGTAAACCGGAATATATCAAACCTGGCTGTTCTACCATTCCTTCTCCATATAACTCTTCGGCCAAACTCTCCCTTCTTGCCCATAGGTCGAGTACGGTCATCACCAAAAGTCTTACCATCTTGGCTAATATCCAGCCTTATCTTAGGATTAGGAACCGCATCATTACCTACACCTGATTCAATAGTTAGTTCAAGCTTAGGAACTGTGAAAGATTGCATGTTGTTCTGGAAGGGCTGTGTAGCCATACGGCGAACTATCTCTACACCGTACTCATCGAACACTCTAGGGTCTAATGAGCCTACACGCCCGTCTTGTGAGTCACTACACAGCACTTTCCCATAACCGGTGATAACTGAGTTAGCCCTGAACCTTAAAGTATTAACCGCTCCTCTAGCATCTGTAATCTTAGACTTTCTCTCATGCCATCTTTGGCTTACTGTCTCAAAGACTAAAGTAGTAGTGGGTAATACAAATCCTATGAAATAAGCGCCCTTCTGAGCGTATCCCCATGTAAACACCTCTTTTAATTCCTCTGGCGTAACCTTCTGCAAGATAGAGTCTATGGCTGTGGTGGAGACTTTCTGTACTGTATTGCCTGCAAATGCCCAGATAGCCGGTGATTCATTCAAACCCCCACCAATGAACATAAAAGTATCTGATGTCACGATAATAGAGAAAGCAGCATCTATGCCCTTGTCTAAAAACAAGCCTGTGCGAACAAAGGGGAAGTCTGCCCCGCCTATGTTCTCAAAAGCCTCCATTGTAGAAGTGCCGCCAATGAACAACTGGTTCTTGAATACCAATGGAGCAACTATGTCATCAGGGTCAGCTTCAGCAGTGCCGAAGTCTAAGGCGTTATAACTTAACCCGTCATTCAATGAGGAAACTATAAACTTCTTGGTATCTGTGGTGATAACAAAGAAGCCGTCTATATAAACTACGTGTTGAGGCTCACCGTTAGCCCTAAAATCTACGTCTGTTATCTCTGTGAATGTATCGGGGCTTTCTGTGAATATGTAACCTTTGTCGCCAGGGGATAGAACCATTAACTGTGTGCCGTTATTGGCTATCGATACCCTACCCGTACCCTCTACTGTGCCTAAGCTCTCTAGGTTATAGGTTGCTACATCGTCAACAAAGACTTCGTTTAATCTGTATAAAGTAGTACCGTTAACAAAGTAGGGAATGCCTGCCATTGTCATACCGCCGCGCCCTACCTGCTTAATAGAGCCACTGGTAGCTAATTGAACTAAGCCTGGAGTGCCGAATAGAGTCTCATTGTTTAACCCTTCAGTCTGTACGATATTAGGATACCAATTAGTACATTCTTGGGCAGAGATAGGCAAACCATCTGAGCGATAGAAGCCGTTAGCTATTGGCAGGTTAATGATCGTCATTTATTGAATCCTGAGAATCATGTCAGTTACCGTATTATTAATTGTCCCGCTCTCATTGAAACAAACCACAGTTACCACCTGCCCTTGGCTTAACTCTTCCTGCCACGTTAAAAATATATTGTTTGGATCGCTGGAGCTGCATTCACATGTCATCTGACTATTAACGTCCACTACGCCATCTACAGCAAAGGCAGCACCTACGATAGTAGCGCCGCCTGAAGCCTTCTCTACTCTAATAGTGCATGTCATAGGAGATACGATGCCAGTCACTAGATCATAAGTAGAAGCGCCTGTGGTATCACCTGAAAAGCCTGATTCTCTGCCTACAATGAATGTACCCGCCACCTTAACCGCATTAGCTATACCAGCTGTGCCTATAACGGTATCAGTAGTATTGCCATGCATTGATAAAATAGAGTCTCTAATAGTGTTTCTAATACGTGAATTAGCTGCAAATGCCCATCTATCATCATCAGGGTTAATATTAGCGCCAAGCTCTACACCTAGCCCCGTACCTCTGACATCAGCCACTAGACCTTCACCCGTTGCTGTAATGTTTCCAGAGTTAGCCAAGCCGTCAAGGAACGTAACACCGCTTGATATAGTAAGGAATATGTTTTTAGTCTGGATGCTCTCACAGACCGTTGTGCCTAAAGTTATTCCCTTTCCTGCAAATTGAATCCACGTATCAGCATCAATCGATAAAACATCCATTGTTGAGGCGGTTAATACTAAGCCCCCTGAAGTCAATACAACACCAGAAAGGAAGATAGATAATATTCGACAGCTTACATTACCTAGAGCGCCGCCAATTAATACTGTGTTCTGAGTGGCTACAATCCCGATACCTGCTGCTGTTGAGCTGGTAATATTGAATAGTGAGCCATTAGGAAATGCTAAGGTAATCTCTCTTAGTCTAATATCACAATCCTGACAGGTAATCATCGCCCCTGTGCCGGTATAGGTTAGGGTAATGATAACTGTGCCAGCCGCTCTGAATTGAGTTGAGTCTCCAAATACAAAGCGAGACGATGTGGTTATGTCGTTAGTAATAAAGTAATCAGTATTGCTGGCTAATGTAATAACGCCTGATACTGCCGTAGGGAAATCTGAGACTTGGTTAATAATGACCGTCTTAGTGGATACGGGTGCCGTGGTAGCCTCAAACCTAATTTGATTGCCATCCTGCACAACTGCAATACTAGAGCTGCCCAATAAGCTAGGGAATGTGGGGTTAGCCAAAGTGGGGTTAAGCATTAACGGAGCGCCAACCGTGTCTACATTGAAGTTATGAGCAAGCGTTAAGCCGTTCTGAGGGCTTATAGAGGACTTAATGCCCGAACCATCCTCAATGTTACGAATGTTGTTTACTGTGCCCTGCTTGTCTAATACGGGGGTAGCAAGGACATTACCGGCTTGAGCTAGAGTACCTGTTACGCCTAAGCCTGCTAGAAAGTTGTCATAGGTGATCTTTTGGTTAATACCGTTGCTGAATACGTCAACAAATGAGCCAGCAGGTACAGATGTTACCGCTGGGAAATCACTCTTCTTTCTGTTACCGCTATTATTATCGGACATCTTAAGAACTCGCTGCTTGGTTGGTGCCTGACTCTAATGAGATACTGCCAGTGGTCTCGGCTAATATTGCATCTTCATCACAGTGGAAGAATGGGTTATATCTGTGGCCGTAGCCTTCATTGCCTGAGCCAATGGGAAGTGTGCAAGGTAATCTTGATACGGGGATTGCTACGCCTAGTTTACGCATAGCTGATAAGCCTGCTAGGGCGATTCTCTCTATTCCAGGGGTGACTGTGCCGTTATATTCGGGCGCAATCTCAATAGCTAGGTTGTAAATGATTCCACGTAACGCCCCTAATGGAACTGTTACTTGATCACCCAAGTTAGAAACCTCTGTGTAACCTAAGGTAATACCGTCAGCATCATAGGCCAGCATAAGGTTATTAAGATCAAAGATAGCATCCTGGAACTCGTCAGGCTGTAGCTCAGCCTCCGAACCTTGTACTAGTATTTTTAGTAAAGAAGCCTTTATCACTTGAGCCGCTGTCGCCATCTTCTTTAGCCTCTTTAGATTTGCGTGTCTGCTTGAAATCGTTAGCTTTAGCAAATGCCCGCATCTCTTTGGTATCTGCTAATTCTATCGTACTACCGCTTGGCCTTGTATAGATCATAATTGCCCCTAGTTGTTACCCAAAAAAGGGCCGAAGCCCTTTGTTAAGTTTAGTTAAGGATTAACCGAAAGCTTGACCGGCAAAGAACGGATTCATTACCCCATAAGCTGGACGGAAATCGATACGCACCTTCTGTTGGTTCTCAAGGAAGCCAACACCTTTAGATACGCGAAATGCTAAGCCGTCTGCTGTGACAGCCGTGGTATCAGTAGAGTGAAGTTTCTTGATAGGTACAGAGGCAACAGTAAATGCTTGCTTGTGCCAGAACAGGTTAGGTTGAATCAACGTACTAGCCGCGCCACCCAATGTAAGTACATCAGTGATTAGGATAGGCTGAGTAACCGTATCATACTGACCATCAGACTCAGAGATAGCTGCACCTGTGATGGTGATGCTACCTGTGCCTGTGCCGCTCAATGTCACAGCAGTCGTTACTGTACCACTGTAGACAATAGCTGCACCTGCCGCATTAACGATAGGTGCTCTAGTAGACAAGTTAAGACGGTTAACCGCACCAGCCGCAGCCGTTACTGTAATCGTTTCACCTGCACGTATTTCCAAGTCATTACCAAAACCTGAGACTGCGATAGTCGTGGTCATGGTGTCTTTGGCGGTTAGGTAATTACCAGCCGGTGTTACAGCAACAGCGCCAATACGGTCTGCCTCTGAGTCGGTGGTATAAGTCGCTAAGGTAGTAGCTGTCAATACTCGCATTCCTGCAAAATTGTCAGTGATAGTAGCCCTGTCATTAGCGCTCTTAACAAGACCACCTGCTACACCACCTGCACCCAATGAGCGCTGGTCGCTAGCCAGTGTGATTTGAGTGAATGGGTTAACTGCCATCATCCAAGAGCCGTCTTGAGGGACACCGGCTGAAGACATTAACGCGCCTGCCTCTGCTACCTGATCCCATGTAGTGATGGCTGTACCTACCGCGCCGGTAAGTAATGCCGTGTTTTCCATCATAAACCGCGCATAGTCCGTTTCAAAATCAGTAACCATGCGTGTTGCCATTGGAGCCAACAACTGGTCAATCTGATTCATTTTGATAGCTTCATCTGCTTCGTCATAATCAACGAAAGAGGTAAAGTAATCTTGGACAGTAGCAGTAGCCTTACCTGTGATGATGTCTGAGGCTGTATCGCCGGAAACGTCACCATTAGCAGAGCGAACGGATAAAAAGTCAGTAGGGCGCTTAACATCAATGCTATCGCCGGTTGATGGGTTGAATTTACCCTGGAAAAGCTGTGTGTCAACGTTCTTAGATAGAACCCTTTCAGATTCAAATTTATCTAAAAACACCTCCATAAGCTTGCGTGAGAAATTTGAGTCAAAACTATTAGCCATGAGTGGCTCCTATTATTCGTATGTTGTGCCTGGTGGTCCGCCTTGCGTTGCTGGGACGCCGTTACCATTTAGTGCCTCAGCAGGAGGTGGTGCATCAGACTGCTTGGGTTTAAGTTTAATAGCCTCTGGCTTAACTTGGGTTTCAATGAAGACCGCCGCGCTTGTTGGTGGCAAACTGCGTAACGTGTCCATCGCCTGCGGATTTTGACTTAGGTATTGGGTGATTAATGGCCCTACCTCTTGCTTTAAGAGATAATCTTGCACTTGGCCGTCTATCCCGTACCCAATAACTATATCTATAGCCGCTTGCGACTGTTCGTTACTAATGCCTAAATTTGTTGCGCGTCCCGAATAAACCTGCCTTGACTTATTCAAGTCTTCGTTAGCTACCCTTTGCTGCTCTTGCAACTGCCAATCTTGCCGCTGCTGCTGATTCTGAGCGTTGTGTTCAAAGTCTCGCCTAGCTAGTAGCGCTGCATCCCTTGTTGCCATATCCGCATCAAACGTATCTGAATACTGATCGGGCATCGCTGGTACTACTGGCGCTTGTTCAACTGGTACAGCAGCTTCTAACTTATCAAGGCGGGCTTGTAATGCTTCTGTTTTCCGCTTTTCACCTCTAACATCAAAGGCGTTTTGATTAAGTATCTTCTGTTGTTCCGGTGTGAACGTGATTTTTTCTTCGTGGTGTTCTCCACTATCACCGGCAGTCGGTGAAACATCTTGATCAATTGTCTGTTCATCTTGATGCTGTTCAACTTCTGGCTGGTCTAAAACCTCTGCTGCTTGCTGCTCACTCATGGGTATACCTACTGGTAATCTATCTCGTGAAACTGTCACGTACAGTTGATATTGCAATTGTACTATTCACTAGAGGGTGTGGCTTGTTATGTGCTATAGTTGTGGTCTACCTGATAGACTAGATAGACCTGAGAGGAGAGATAGGAATGGCTAATAACTTCATAACACCTCAAGAGGGTGCAAAGCGTATAACTAAAGCGCTAAACAAAGTGTGGGATGAGCAAGGCGTACCAGAAGATAAGAGGGCAGATTTGGCGGTTGCTATATTCCAGCCTCTTCATAAATTCCCCCACAATAAGGATAAGAATGAAGACGTATAGCGCAAGTGACCTAAGCAACCGTCCAGCTAAGATATTTAGCGAAGTGGATAAGAACGGGGAAGCACTTATTAACCATGATCGCTATCCTGATAAAGTGTTTATATTAAAGGGTAGAGAGCGTAGAGAGCCTGAGAAGGAGGTTGATGATGAGTAAATTAGATAAGGCTTATTGGGCCTGTATTATATTCTCCGTTGCGTTTCTATTTGTTGATGTTGCCGCCGGTAGTTCCTTTCTAGCTGCTGCTTTTGTTCTGTATGGTTTAGATAAATGGGAGGGGTAGATATGGACAAGCACCAGTTAGGGTTCAAAGAATCAGACAACGAGGTAATATTAATTACATGCATGTTTTTCGGCTTTATGATTGGCATACCTGTGGTAGTTCAGTTGATTTGGGGCTAATCCTTTAGCCCTCTATAATATCCTCAGCTATATCTGTATCAATACCTTGGGCTTCCTGCTCCTCAGTAATAGCTACTGCTTGGTTAATGCCAGCCTCTACTATGTGGGGGCCGACAAAGTTCTGCATCACTTCAGATATAGTCTTCATGTTATTAAACATATCGTTCATCTGTTGAGCTTGTAGCTTCTGCTGCTCAGTGAATACATTGAAGTCAAACTGCTGTTGAGTTTGGTCTAGTTTCTGCTGCCCTTGGTCTATCTTAGCCGCTTCCACATTAAACTTGTCTTCACCCGCTCTTAAGAACTTCTGAGTATCTAGGTCAATAACCTTGTTCTCTAGCTGTAACCTGCCCATAGCGACCTGCTGAGTGCCTTGTATCTCAATCTGTTTGTTCTGTGCGGTCATTAGCTCAGCATTACCCTTAGTCTCTTCAGCTCTAGCCGCTACCATTAATGGGTCTTCTTGAGGTGGCTGGTTCTGTGCTGCTTGTTGTGCTGCAATAGCCTGCTCCATTTCCTCATCAGTCCATTGTGATTGTGGAATAGAACCTTCGGCCATCTTCCTAGCTCTGATGCGCTCGGCAATCTCTTTCATTCCAGGGCCATCGGATGCAGCTACTAGAATATCCTCACCTTCCAGTATGACATTAGGATCAACTTGGCCTATCTCTAGGATACCTGCGATAGTCTCACCTTGGCGGGACTTGTATGACTTACCAGCAGAACAAACAACATCATAGATGCCCGCTGATAGATCGTTAATAGTAACAACCTCACCTGTCTGCCTATCTGTACGAGTAGTGTTGATTTCCTCCATTGAAGGAACGCCAGCCTCGTTAATAGACCTTACTGTTCTAGTGCCGCTGTATACCTTACGCATACCACTCAACCAAACCTTGAACGTATAACATAGGGCTATCTCATGGCCTTCAGTCCAGTCTATATCGCCTGTATCTGATGACTCTTTAAGCTCATCAACAATGACACCCGCTCTAGCATTGATACCATCGCCCATAGATGCTGAGAATTTATTGGCTACCTCTCTCATGTCTTGAGTCATGCTAAGCGCTGTGGTTTCTAGGCCTGGATTAACTTGGGAGCCGCCTATTTTGAATGGTGGCGGCTGTCCGTTAACGTGGTTGTAAGGCAGTACAGCACTAGCGCTTGTATTCATGGTTTCGTAATCGGGTTCATACCCTGTTATCTGTTCCTTAGTGGCCATCAGCTTCTCACGGGGAGCTAATGCACCTTCTTCAATCTGTCTTGAACGTGCGTAGTTGTATATCCTTTGGGGGTCCATCTGCTTTAATGTCATGCCTCGGTAGGTTATAACATCGTCAATAACAGCAAACTTACCGTATTCAGGACATAGGGATATAAATTCAAATACTGTCACCTCAGCCTCTTTAAGCCACCCACCGCCGTCATACTGCCTGATCCATTGAACCTTGGTTGTGGTGGTTCTACGGTCTACCTCGGTCACTCCTTCTAGCTCTAGCTCATCAGATATCTTTTTAAAGTCTGCATTGTCTTCATAGACGTTATCGTTAGACATCAAGACTAAATCCATCTTAGTCTCTTTCATGTAATAAACCTGCCCTACAATCACATTGTCTCTATTGGTTTGCAGTGCGTTGTGGTTCTTATCCTGAGATAGGGATGTACCTGAACCTTTAGGCCACCGTTCGTTATAATCATCTAATGCGAATGAGGTTAGCTTAAAGGCGTGTCGTGCATCGATAGGGGTTCGGCTTAATGAGGCGTGGTCGAACCACACTCTATCTACCCAGTTGTTAACAGGCTTAAACATTAAGTCTTGATGAAATGATTTAGTGTCAGCGTGTTCCTGCACGACTTCCCAGCCATCTAGCCCACTCTCTACTACATGGGTAACAGCTTGGTTGAATATGTGGTCAGCGTTAGATAGGTTTGAACTGTTACGAATGAGACCGGCTATCATGTCGGCTGCATCTTCACTGGCTGAACTGTCTACAGGCTGTACCTTGATACCAAAGTCGGCCTTCTTAATCCTGCCGGTAGTCTCTTCGATCAATGGAGTTGTCTTGTCGATAGTGTATCTAGGGTGCTTGTCTCGCTGTCTCCATACATCAGGCTCCCACATACCGTCCTTAACGTGTAAGAAGTCCCGCTGTTCTTTGACTAAATCTCTCATGTCTTGGTCAGCAGCTTGCGCCTTCTCTTGAAGGTCAACTACTACTGAGTGCTTACTATAATCTGCCATTACCATCCACTCTGATTAAGTTTTATAGGTTCTGCTGACTCTTTTGGCGTGTCTACATTTGCATAAATTATAGCATCAGCGTCATCGGTTGATCTTTGAATCCTAGTATACACGTCTTCCTTAGACTCTACCTTAATGCCCTGTTTGGTGAATGACCATGTTAAACAGGTTAGCTGAGTTAACAAGTCATCATCATCAGGCAGGGCTATAAGCTCGCCATTAGCTGGGTCGAGGGCTTCTCTCATCCTCCACCATAACTTTGCTCGCACATTGATAAACTTAAGCTCACCTTCTTTGCTTAGTAGCGGCTCACCGGCTGCATCCTTGGCAGATTCAGCGCTATTGATAGGGATTGTGTGAACACCGTTCTCTTTCAGGAAGTCATAAGGGCTTGAACCCCAACCTATAACGTCGATATGAACAGGGGCTTTGTCTCGCCTCTCATTGATGACTAGCCCTGCTGTAATAGGGCCATCTGGCGTTGCTGTGCCTGGATACTTAACAAGCTTATCAAACCAGTTACCATGTCGCTTAGATATGACTGTAAAGTCTTTACCGCCCCTTGCTACATCAACGCCCATTGAATCCATTGGAACCTTAGTGCGTAGTGGCTCCCATCTAGCTATAGCCTCCTCCACCCATTTAGTGGGGATTACCTGCCATGGGCTTTCTTCCATGCCTGCCGCAAAGTCGCCCTTTAACATCTGGCTTCTTAGTGGTTCAGGTAGAGCCTGCAATGTAGCCTTATATCCTGACTCCATATAATAAACATTGTCCTCTACTCTGGCGGGTATAAATGTTCTTGATAGAGGGGTAACCATTTCGCCTTCCACCTCTACAGGATCGCCGTTAGGCAGCTCAACGTCTTTGCCTTCAATAGTTGTGTAATATCTAAGCTCTCCAGGTTTGGCAGGGTTAAGGTGTTTCTTGTTCAGCCAAGGGCCAAAGAAATCTATTACCCATCGACCATCGCTAGTTGTTGGTGGGTTAAACGCCATCAGTACCCTACATCTCTGGTTAGGGTCGCTTGATCGCTGCCATCCCATTAAAAACCTGACAACAAACTCAGGCATTTCAGTGACTTCATCAAAGCATTTTAAGTCGTGTGGCCTGCCTTGGTACTTCTTGTAATCTAAAGGCTTGGCACATACACCGCCAAACTCTATAATCCTACCGTCAATGCGCCACTTCTTTATCTGCTCACTAAATCCGTCCCTGCTACCTACTATCTCTTCTATGCGGTCGTATATGCCTTGTAGCTGTGTTCCGTCATGCCTGTAGATAATAGACCTGGTATGCCTAGTTAGTGCTAAGCCTACCTCTAAGTCTGTCTTGCCCCCTCCTGCCGCACCACCATAACCTACAATATCAGCTAGTGAGTCATAAGCTTCAGTCTGTGGGCCTTCCAGCGGTGTCCACTTCGGCACTCCCTGAGTTATCAGCCTTTCCATCTCTTCGGCTTCGGCCTTGGTTAAGTAAGGCAGCAATTCGCGCACTTCGCTCTGTTTCAGTGAGTTCATAAGCCTCTATACCAATAGTCCCTGTAACTTCTGTCTTGTCTGTGAATAAGGCTAGGTGTTTACCTAATAGCTCTAGTGATTTGTTAGCCCCTGAGTGTTCGAACTTATACTCTCCTGTTTCCTTCATGCCTCCCTCGCCCTTGTCGAACTCCATAACAGGCACAGCTTGCATACATCTCTCAGCTACCTTGTGAAGGCTTGAAAGCACGTAGTCAGCAGTTATTGCTGTCTTAGCGCTACGTTTAGCTTGAAGCTCAGCTATGTAATCGGCTATAGCTGGTTTTGACAAGTTCTCTGATCCTATCTGTCTTGCTGTATCTTCGCTGTACTCCGCACGTATAGCAGCTTGAGTAGCATTTAAATCAATTAGGTACTCTTCGCAGAATGCTTGTTGTTTAGCGGTTAGTTTAGGCATAGATATCTATCCTATGGCCTTTAGTGTCTGTTAATAGGTTTAAGTACATATAAGCTTTGTTTATAGGCATTCTATATCTACCTCTATCTCTTCTTGGTCTTTGCGTGATTCTGCTATTTGGGCTAGCTCTTCGTCTTCTGTTATTTCTAGCGTTTTAATGAGATCGAAGTCAGTGCCCTCGCATTCAATGATATATTCACTAGCTGCCTTGAGCGCTTCGTTATATGCCGCCTCCCATATCTCTTTAGCATTACCCCAGTCATCAATGACAACATAATTTATGCCTTCGTTTGCCCATTCCTCAAAAGTCATTTCTTACCCCTCGTTGCTTTCTTTGTCTTGCGCTTATGTGATGTGGCCTTATTGGTCTTTACTCTTTGGCCTCTTACTGGCTTTTTATGTGCCATAGTCTCACCTGTTATCTTATACAGTATTATACTTTATTTATCGCCAATCTGTGAAGTCTGCATTGCTCTTACCCATATTGCAATCAGCGCATAAAATCTGCATGTTGTCGAAGTCTAAGGCATCTTCTGGATATAGGCTTCTTGGTTTAATGTGGTCTACCTGTATCTGTACGCCCTCGCCGTGAGCGTTGCACATCATACAAGTACGTCCGTAGTGCTTAATGACTTTGTACCTTAGTTTACGCCATGCCCATGTTGAATAGAAATTAACCTTCTTCTTACGCTTAGCTAAATACTCAGCTAACTCCTTTTGATGGGTTTGTATGTCTCCCAGTATCAGGCTAGCTACAAATCCTGCTAGTAGTAAATAGACTACGTGCATTATCCACAAGGCAATACTGTGAAGTTAGCTGTATCCCCGCAAAAATCTTTAGGTGTTGCATCTATGTATCGGCCTGACAATGTCCAGGCTCCTGATTGGTCGATGTCACCTGATTTAGTGGCATAGCTCCAGTATTCATTAGCTGCGAATATCTCGCCTGTGTCTGGATCGGTAAAGGGTATAGCTGGAGCTGATACACCACCTGCCTTGTTGACTGTCAACGTGCTTAAGTCTGTCTTGATAAAGTTTATCTCTAAATCAGTATTACCCGACATATCGAACTTTGCATTCACGTTTATAATCTTACCGATTTCGCCTACTTTTAAGCTCATAATTTACTCACAATTGCATAGCTCGCTGGTTATATTGAATGTTGGTTGTATGTTGCTGTTAATACTTAGCCCTTCTGGATCAATCAAGCTACTTAATACTATATCACTTGCATCAATAAAGCTGTTTCTGGCTGTAAACTCGTTAATGATACCTGTGACTACTGTATCACCATCATCAATTAACCCTGTAAACGCATTGAATGGCTCTATTAGCGATGTTAAGGCTGTAAAGCAATCCTGTGTAACTACTTGCCCTACAAAGCCTGTGCCTTGCGTTTGTGAGCTTTGAGAGACTAATACGCCTGAACCTTTCCTCTCTAGCTTACCCGCGCCTGATGTGGTGGCGTTTTGAGACTGTAGCGCGCCTGTGCTGGTTTTCTCTATTAGCCCCGTGCCGCTTGTGTTAGCGTCTTGGGCCTGTAGCTCTCCCTCTCCTATTACTCCTGCTGTTACATCACCGCTACCGGCTGTTACTGCGTCCTGAGATTGTAACGCACCCGTACTTGTCTTGACTATCTCTGCTGTGCCGGAGGTTGTGGCATCTTGAGATAGAAGTGCGCCACTCCCTGTGATGATTGCGCTTACAACACCTGTACCACTGGTTGCTGCTGATTGTGACTGTAAGGCTCCTGTGGAGGTTTTTACTATTTCCGCTGTGCCGCTAGTCGTTGCAACCTGGGATAATAGAACGCCGCTACCTGTTACTACTGCCCCAACTGCACCTGTACCCGCTGTGCTTGCTGATTGTGAAGCTAAAGCGCCGGAGCCAGTCTTAACTATCTCGGCTGTTCCTGATGTAGTGGCGCTTTGAGATGCTAGAGCACCTGAGCCTGTTATCCCTACATCAATATCAAACGCATCAACGTCAAACGCATCGGTATCAAAAGCACTGGAGTCAAACGAGGCCATTATCTAAGCCCGCCATTTATCGCCAGATGTACCCACGCCTATAACTGGAACATCGTTAATTTGATTAACATTGGTAAATCTGTTTTCTATTGAGAATGACGCTACGGGATAGCCCACCACTGATACGCTGTTGACTGTGCCTGTAGTGATAACCACATCATAGTCATTAGCTATTGCATAAAAAGCATCTGCTGACGTATCAATTCTAACGTGGTGCATTCCTGTTTTACCGTCAAAATCAACCGTTAGCGTAACACCTGCCACGCTCTCAGTAGTTCCGTTAGCCTTATACACTGATATGACAGGCGTTCCCGCTAATGTAGCAGGGGCCGCGCTGACGTTCCTTGTAGGGAATTTAAAATCAATTGTCGAATCTTCTGCTCTATCGCCTAAATCCATAATTTATCCTACTATGCCGCCGCTGCCGACTATTTGAGCTATGCCACCACCGCCGCCTGCTGGGGGCACCATTTTAAAAAGTATCATTGCAACATCTATAATCCTATCGTTGGAATCCGTTGCATCGTTCGTTTGTGCGTTGACTGATATACGGTCGGCTGAGCTAAAATCTTGAAAGAAGCCCTGCGATATGGATGACAACTCGACTGAACTGGAGCTAAATAGAGCATTATCAATTCTATCGACTTCTGATAAAGCTGCGCCGTTTGCAATGCTATAAAGAAAGGCTAAGTTTGACTGGTTATTATTATCAGAGTTACCGAGTAAAACAACCACATAATTCGCGTCTATAGATATGCTGCTAGATAGTTCGACATAGCCCCCTTTGACGTTATCTGTTGAGCCGGTATCAACATCGGTACCTCTTGATGTGCCGGAATCTACTCCGATAGACTCCTGTTCTGTGGACGTTCCAAACTCGTCATTGTCAGATAGAAAGATCATAACCTCAATAGTTTTGCTGGCGGCTGTGGCTTGTATACGCATCGATATCCTTGACCCGGAAGCTATCGTTTTTGGCATCGGAGGCAAAGGAATAACCCCATCGACGTTCATGAATACAGGAAAGCGACAAAAAACCACCTCAGATAAGGCCGCGCCTAAAGCTAACTCCACAATTATATTTTCATCTGACCCCAGCACACGAGGCGATTTGACTGCCAGTTGATACCAATAAGTTTCTACACTAGTGCTTGCTATCAGCTCTTGAAAACCTCCTAATGTATTGGAGCCTGCGCCAGATGTCACCACTACACCTGTACTTGATGCCGTTACTGCGGTACTTTGATCAACAATACTCATTTGAGAATTTCATCCATTTCAGCCTGTGTGAATATCTCTATTTGCACTAGATAATTCATGCCATACATTAATTCAGGGTCTGTGGTGTCAACTGTTGTAAATTTATCTGTGTATCTTAGAAGGGTTTCTACTGCAATGTCTGTTTTTGATGCCACAAGAATAGCTTGCATCTTAATCATGCCTATCCGCTTGGTGAACTCCTGCATGGTTATAACTGTATTAGGGGGGATAGGGTCGAAGTCTAAAGTCTGAGTATTCCAAACGCCTGTCTTGCTTGAGGCTTTCACAGCCCTCCCGTCAGGGATAGTTGTAACGTCCAAGGCTGTAGAGCTTTCTAGCCTACCTGTCGCTATGTCGTAAAGATGATTCATGTGTCACCTCTATACAGGAGCGGTATAAGTTAACGAACTCATTGAAACTGTGTCAGTAGCGCCAACTGTTAGGCTGGATAAGTTAATATCACCGCCTGAGGTTAGTACGTTACCCAACACAACAGCAGCGCCTGCACTAGTCTGAAGCTCAAATTTAGATACCACCCCGCCTGTAGCGTTTGTATCGGATGTAATGGATGAGAATGTCAGCACCGCGCCTGATACGTTTCCTGCTGGATCGGTAAGCGTTAGTGTTGCCACTTCTGCTGAGCCTGATGTTTGAAACTCTAAAAGACCGGCTGTGCCTACGTCGATGTCATCGAGTACTGCGTTTGCTAGTGATGTTCTTGCTGAGGTGCTGTGCGTAACTGCCATAATATTCTCTCTTGCAAGATAGTCTCTTGCTCTGCTTTAGTTAATTCGTTCCAGAATTCAGGAGCGATGTTAAAAATATCGTCAAACTTCGGCTTTCCTGTGCTATCTCTAACCAAGAAAAAGCCTTTGAACGTGCCTGCCTGTGCGCCTATTTCCATGTATTCCCCCGTTATGATTATAGCAATACTATTCCTCTAGCAATATTGGGTATTAGTTCTAAATGGCCCTTTCTGACCAGAATTAGCAGCCTATCTCTAACCGCATTGGGCCTGATGCCAAACATCTTAGCTAACTCCGCATAAGTTGGCGGCATATGATAAACATCCAGGTAATGCTTGATAGCACCTATGGTGTCTGTTTGTACATCCGTTAACGATTCTCTGTCCATTCCCTATTTTATCATAGCCCACGGATAATGCTATAGAGCAAGATTAAGGTACAAATCTTACATGTGTGACATTCACAACTCATGGTTATCTCGCTTTTAGTGTCAATCAATCCGTTATAGTTGTGTCTGTAATTTCTAGCATTGATAAGTCATAGCCAGCACTAAATCGGGTTCTATCCAAGTTATTTAATGCCACAACCTCAGTTCCACATAAATCTCTAGGGCTACTATCAATGACAAAAATCTTTCCTCGATGAATATGGCCGAAGGCCGATAAAGACATCTTTATTTGGGCTTTCATACCGACTTTAACTTTCACTTGTACTGACCCACCAAACTTTTCTTGCATGTAATTCTCCACCGCCAACGCGGTAATTGTGTCAAAGCAGTGAGTTACTGTCTTATCCTCACCGCTCTTAATTTACGAACTGAGACTTCACCCACACCACCTAATGTGTGCAGGCGCCCATCTTTGATAGCAAGTCGCAATTGCCACCATTCAATTAAATTGTTTTCCTGTAATGAGTGAATCAACTTAAGGTTTATCCCGCACTCACAGCAGACGGTAATTGAGTCATTGATGTGATGGCTATGTGGGACGCCTAGAACTTTGCATCCTGAATCAACCGCGCCATCTCCGATTAAGTGGCAATTTTCGCCTAGCTCGACCTTTGTTGTAGTCATAATTTAACTCTCAATGTTTACAGATTACTGTTACTTGGCGAGTCGCTAAGGGCTATCAATTGCTCTGATAGAAGAAAATAAGCCTTGTCAACGCAGCAGGCCATACCCTCGTTTGCACGAGCATTATTTTCAGCGATCACTGCGAGAAGAGGTAAAGCTAAAAGAACATGGTATTGGTTATGGTTAATTTTTACGCCATGCCTTTCCTTAAATATGTCGCACGCATCAAGTATGTGGTCCGACATTTTCCCTTCTAAAGACCGAAGCAAACCTGTGTGCGTGCTGCCAGCCTTAAACATTTCTTTATAAGGTTCGGATTTCTGCCTTTCTTTCGTGAAAGAATCGGCCAGCGACCCAAGCATTTCGCTCAATATGCTTTCATTTAATTCTTTAGCCATAATTTTTTACTCTCCGTTGTATTTGTTTTATTACAGAACTATGTGTTTTAGATCGGTGGCTGGGCATCAACATATTCTTTAATGTCACTTTCTAGCTCCGTTATCTCATCGTGCATAGCCGCGACAACTGGGAACATTTCCCGCCAAAGCTTCTCTATTTTTGAGTGTTGAGCATCACCGACAGCTCCCCATCCTGCTTTATCAAGTGCCTCTAAAAAATCTTCAAATCTCATTTCCTGTATTCCTTTTGTTACAATTCTATGTGTTTTACTGCGAATCCAACCACTTAACGCCTTGATAATAAACATCGTCATATCGTGGAGGCTTGAGCTTTATTAACTTCTTTTTCGGTCTATTTTTTCTAGCTTCGCGAATGGCCTGTAAACGGTGACGAAGTAGCGGCTCTTTAATTGGCATAATTTAACTCTCAATGTTTACATTATTGTTAGTTACTGTCGCTTTCTAGTGCGCCATTGGTGCCTAGTTTTACCCATTTAGCAAAACGCAAAATATTATCGAGCGAAGCGTAAAACTCACTGCAATCACTATCGTAAGTTCCCTTCAGTCGCTCAATTAATGCAATATCTTTCTCTAGTGTTTCAGGGTTGTGTGTGTATTCAGCGCTCATTTTGCATTACTCCCTAGTCACATATCTGTAGGTTAATAATCCTGGCACTGCCGCTCATTCCATCCTTGGCATGGCTCAAAGTTCTGATACCAGCCAATAAGCGGGACTTCTAGCGCTATGATTATCACGTAAAATATTAATCTATCGATCATACGAGCTTATAAGTGTAATTAGTTAGGTTGCATCTAACATCCCTCATCTCTCTTAAACGCGCTGAGAAGCCGCTCTCCGAATATCTGTGCTTATACCTTAGAATGTATAGGTTACGTATCTCAAAGCAGCGTAAGCCCCGCTTACGGCCCTTCAGCAGCCTTCTGATGTTAAAGTGTATGGTTGCTTGTCCTATTCTGGTCTTATTCATAATTTTAACCCCATGAAAATAGATAATTGAGCCGGTACAGAATAAACCCCTTGCCTATGCTGCAACTTGCCTACACTGACTAAATCTTTAAGCGCGTATCTTAGTGATGCTTTGTTTAATCCTGTGTCAATCTGTAGCTCTTGTTTGTTCCTGCCCCCTTTGTCGTGGATAGCCCTTAATACTCTTGCTTTCTTGGCCTCCTCTTTGATTGGTGGGGGTTTAGGCCTGGATAGTGCGCTAGGCTTTACTGTGGGGTTTAGATCGTCTTCTGTTCTGCTGGAGCGCTGCCAGTGCTTGTTGTTCCACATGAAGACATAGTTAAACCTGCCAATCTTATAATATGTGTTCTCATCGAAGTAATCCCATCTGTCTGGCATATCTATGATTGTTTGCATGATGTATCCCTCGTTATGGTGTGCGTTATGCTAGCTGTCTAGCAAGGCCCTCAACTTCCTTTTTAACATAGCTAAAATTTCTGTACGTTTCATCTGAGCCAAAAGTGAAATCATATCTAGGTATTACATCCCACGCATGGCCGCAGTCGAACCCTAACCACCACACAGTCTCATTAGCCGCGCCCTCTTCGACATGACAAATACCTTTGTGATCACCCTCTGGGCTTGGGGAGCATCTGTTAGCAAAAGTCAGCCCCCCATGAACCTCAACATCTGCTGAGTTATAATCTTTCTCAAACATAGGGTGCGATTCAGGAACTCCGACATAGCCACACAGAGCGCCCATAGGCCCACGCACAATCAAGCAATCAAGGTTGCTTGATACCCATTGCGCCTTATCTGGCTCATCCACCCACTCGCCGCTTGCCCATTCTGACTTATCTGTATTGTTCCAAGTTTTCATATTCATTTCTCTACCCTCGTTAGATTATTTATCCCAGTCTTTCAGATACTCCTTAACTTCTATCCGCATCTTTTCCTTGAAGCTCAGTGTCTCGCTGTAACGGACGTGCAATCCTGCCTGACCCCAGCCGCTGAAAGCGCCTAGTAATCCACCCGCTTGCTGACCAGCAAGGCCCTGAGCTAACATTTGCTGATACGCTAAATCACTATCACTCAGAAACATCGTTAGCCTCCTTAAGAATTTTATACATCGCCTTAACCTCATTCATTTCTGTTTCATGCTTGGTGGATGCGCTGCTGAGCTGATCTTCTGCCTGAAGGATTCTGCTCTTGAGTCTATTGGCTTCGTCTTTGCTGATGTCAGCGCTCACAAAGGTAAAAATCCTACCTATCAGCGAGTGGAAAAACCAGACAATAACGCCTAACTTAACTAACTTGTAGCCAACCACGCCAACAAATACCCATATACCAGCGCCTGTTAACTCGCCTACCAATTGCTTAATTAACTCTAGTTCTTCAATCATTTCTCTACCCTCGTTAGCTCTTTGATTAAACTCTTTAACTCTGCCTTAGCCCTTTCAGCCTTAGCAGCCTTGCCGTAATCTGATATTGGCACACGCTTTTTAATGCGATCTTCTTTGGTGTAGCCTGTGTCTTCTCGTGTGCTGATGTCTATCTCCCGTCATAGGTCGCATAGTTAATAAACCCACTTGGGCTGCTCCAGCTTTTAAGAATTTCCTGCCTCTCAAGGTCATCCTTAATACTTGCCAAATGCAAGTCATGGAGCTTATTGTTCATCTCTTCAACAAAGGCAGGGTCATCTAGATTGCCGATGGCTTCAGCTATAGCTTGCTCAACTTGCCTGCATGAACTCTTCAATCGCTGCTCTCTGCTCATCTCTCTATCTCCCGTTATATGGTGTTATTATGCGCCCTATGTTAGCGGCGCGATTTAACTTACTCCTTACACTTTATGCTTGATATTGTGGCCTCCGTATGGGCAAGGTTTAAAGCCGCTTGTGATAGTTGTAAAGCGTCACAAGCCTTTTCTGCTTTAGCTGCTTTTTTGGTTAAAGTTTTAATTGCATTTACAGTTTCAGTTTTCATAAGGTTTTATCTCTTAATCATATTGGGCGCATTTAATTTTAAACCAGCGAGACTGCGCTTTATCTCTCTGTTTTTTTAACATGCTCGCTATGGTGGTTGTTAACTATATAAATTCAATATCTGCTTGCGCTCATCTTCGTCAACGTCACAGCATTCAATAGCGTCATTTGGCACTTCACAATCCCCTGCCAACAATGCCGGACAGCCTTCATCGCAGCCGCTCACAATTCCATAGTTATGACAAACACTAGAGGTAATAAACCCGCCCTCTTTATCTGTTAGCGTCCTGCTAAGTGCTAGCTTTTCTAGGTTTGGTTTGCAATCCATCTCTCTATCTCCCGTTATAGTCCACGCTCTAGCCAATGAAGCCTTGAGTTTAAATTCAGATACTTCAAGTGTTCTCTGTGAAGCTTGTCTGTGTAGTATGAATTGCAGTATTCCTTTGCAGCGATTTCAATTTTATCCACATAAGCCTTTTGAACATCAACCTTCAGACTTAATTTTTCAATTCTGTATTTTAGAAACATATTATTCCCCTCGTTATAGGCCATTAATAAATGAAATTCGCCCAAATAATAAACACTGCACCGAGCGCAATGCCCGCTATACAAGACAAAAATATCTGACTCTCTGTTAAGTGTTTATCCATCTTATTCGCCAAAAATAACAGGCTGCATTTGAATGACTAATGTCTCACCTTCGTAGTGATCATCAATAAGTTCAAATTTTTCAGCTTGAACTAGCGTACCGTCAGGCATCCTAAACTCAAGCCTCACATCAGAGAATGGCGCTAGGCAGCAGACCATCTCATGGCATGTTCTATTTTTTAATGTCGCCGGCATCTCTCTATCCTCTTGGTTATAGGCCATCAGTGGTTAATTCGTCTCGCTCTATTATTTCATCTTGCCAGTTAGTGCCTGTGTGCTTCTCTACAAATCCTGGCCCCGATACCGTTATCTCTTTCGGCGCTATCTTCTCATCGTTCCAGCGTTCGCCGTTTAAATACGTTGTAGGGTGCATCTCTGCAAAACCCAGTTGATTAAGTTTAAGCCTTGCTTGTACATCAGCAATCAGTTCGCCAACAAATTCATCAGGGTCGCCGTAGTAGTTTTTTAAAAGATTGTTAAATAGGGATTTGGTTTTCTTCTTGTTGACCTTCCTAATTCCAGACAACCAGAATAATTCAAAGCGGCGATCAAACTCGTTTTGATCTAATGTTTTAATACTATCCTTGTCACTTTCATTATCACTATCCTTATCCTTCTTACTATCCTTATCTACTTGATTAGCTACCTTTTGCTTGCTTTTGCTGGCATTTGCTACCCTTTGCTTACCCCCCTTTGAACCCGCATCAGCTCTAGCTATACACGTCTTTTCATACTTTTCAGCATCACGGATAAATTGGTTCTTAAATGGGGAAAAAGCTATTTTTACAACAGGGGAAAGGTTCATTTGTTCATTGGCGTGGTATGCCTTGATAGCCCTAAATAACTCTCCACACTGCTCAACAGAAAGATCATCTAAAACCTCTAAGCTGTCCTTGTGGACTAAAAACGATTTCTTCATTATAATTGGCTCTAGTAAATGTAGTTAATTAAGCCGCCCTCGCTCCCCAGCTTGGCGGTTTTTTTATTTCTTATCGGCTAACCTTGTTATCTTATCTAACGCTTTAACTGTAATTAAAACCATCATTGGCCGGTCTCTATGAACAATACTAACGCTGCCCTTTTCCTGGACTTCGTTATATACCGCTGAACTCTCGCGTCTTAGCTCCGTTGATGTGAATGTCTTCATACTTCCCTCGTTAATATATTGTGCTACATGCGCTATAGTAATGTAAATAAAAAGATATGCAACTACTTTCTGCAATTAATGTAACTGGGTAAACGTGGAGGGGTACAATCTATATAACAAGGGCGACTGGATTCGATACCAGCATTCTTTCCATTATCAAATAGCAAGAGCTATAGTTGCCAGTGATAAGAGGGCTTGCCTAAGAGGTTTGGCCACACCCCTGTTATATAGACTGTGTGTAATACGAATATGAAGGGGCGCTAGCCAGCTTACTAACGGCAGTGACAACAAGTATCGAGGGTCTAGCTCGTTAAGACTATTTCTTGGTTGCCAAGCTGGTAACACCACCACATATTCGTACTACTGCAATCTGCTTTAAAGAGAGTGCTGGCTGGGGAAGTCAAATCCACTTATTTAAAGCCTGTGGCTCACCAGCACTGTGCTTGGCGCTACCCGCCGGTTTTATGACCGGTCGGACGCTTCCGCATAGCTTTACTCTCATTAAAACAGACTACATAACGCCTTTAGAAATGGTGCGCCTGCGGGATTTGAACCCTGATCTGAAGCTTATGAGGCAACTGTTTTAACCAAATTAAACTACAGGCACAAAAAAGGCCATAATGAAAACTGACCCTAAAGACTTGGGGTTGAGATTAAAGAACTTTGGTAGTATTAAACCTTGCTCTTTAAAATCAGCTTACATTATGACCCTAATCTTTAATCTTCTCTAAAGCGCTACCAAACGCCTACCTCAGTATTATAGCAGACTATTCAACCTATGTGCTAGTAATATGGTACTCCCTCTAGGATTCGAACCTAGACATGGACGGTTTCTAAAACCGCCGCCTCTGCCAATTGGGCCAAGGGAGCATAAATTGGTCTGTGTGGTAGGATTCGAACCTACGACCCCTCGCGTCCAAGGCGAGTACTCTAACCAAACTGAGCTACACACAGAAAAACAGGCAAAAAAAAGCCCCGAACAAATCGAGGCTATTAAATATGAGGTGTTTTAAACTCTCACAGAAAAGCCTCCGGATAAATCGGGGGCAGTAGAGACTTGTTGTTTGAGTAAGTTTTCATGCTGTGAATTATCAGCCAATACAGTTTGTGTGTCAATGCTATGTTATAATAAAGCTTCAATAAGGGGTTTGTATGAGTGAATATAATGAAGGCCACGGCATAGAATTAGTTGATAGAATAAGCACGGTTGTTATGATGATTGATGAATTGCTGATTGACCATCCTGCCGCTATTGAGTTTAATCTGAATGCTAAGATTGAGGCTGTTGGATTAACTCTTGCTGGCTTATATCAAGAAGCTGGGGCTGCTGAGTTTGATAAAGATTAATAAAGGTTAACGAGGGGAATATAATGGATAACAACGAAATAGCCAATGAGCTAGAGTTAATCAAGGAGAATCTAGAGATAGTCTATAACTATGCGCCGGATATGCTTATTAACTGGCAAGAAATCCTTATGAAGAATTGCAGGCAGATTAGCATAATGGAGAAAGCATTAAGAAGTAGCGGTTGTCTATGGGATAGCCTCTCAGCAGATGAGATAGCACAACCTATGGGCTTATCCTGTAGTTGTCCTAAATGCTCACCACACTAAGCGTGGCTGTTCGCTATGACTATGTTAGCTAGATCATTCCGGTCTGTAATTGCGCATAGGTCAGTAAATAAACAGTAAGTGCTAGGGGTTAGAATTTTCCCTAATCATAAGGCTAGTACCCCCGCTAGAGCGCGAAAGAGGGGGATTTAACCCTCTTTAATTGAGGCCATCATATTCCGGATGATCTTATTAGCCGTTATAGATGCAACCTTCTTCTCGTGCGAGATATAGGTACAACGGAGAACTTCAATCTTTGCGCCACTGCCTAGAATATGATGCCTATCTTTCCATTCCTTATGCTCTTTCATTGCATCCCCCTAAAGTATTGATACGTCATTAACATTCTGGCTATCTCTCTCAGACCTTAATGAAATTATCCTCTGCCTCAAATTATTAACCTTCTGCTTTAACCGGCTAATCTCTTCTTTCTGCTCCATGATTAGCTCTTGATCCATATCACCCCGCTTAATGTAATATTCTATTGTACGGGGCATTGGCTGGCCTTTAGCGGGTGTTAATGGATGACTCACCATCTTATCAGCAGCCTCCTTAGCCTCCTCAAGCGTTTTAAACTGGCCGACAGGTATAAACCCCCATGAATCCTTAAACTCGTCCAGATACCATATATCACCACTATCATAGATAGAGTAAACACCTGATTCAAGATTGCCGCTTAGTTCGTGTTCTTCCCATTCAAGTTTCATTGATCTTCTCCTTTAGGTAGTGGGGGAAGTGGCATCCAATGGGTCACTCCATCAAACGTGTCTTCATAAAAATGTGAATACCAATTATGCCAGCCACCGCTATCGGGTCCATACTGGAAAAGCCCCAGTTCATAATTACCGGCACAAAGAACTAAACACTCTTTAGAAGCGTGGTAGTTACCATCAGTTTCAAAAGTTTCAGGCATATCATCATCTACACTAATCCATTCACTCATGACGCCACCTCCTTATCTAACCCTCTATATGAAACCATCTTCTTAACCAGCCTAAGCACGTTTAGCAATTGCTTATCTGAGATTGTTTTTATATATGACTCTATGAAGCTTTTTTTCATGGTGCGCCCTCGTTGGCGGGAAGCCAGGTATAAGCATCAAGCCCTTCTCTCTTCCCTTTAGTTACTGTTTTCCCGTTTTTTTGGTAAGATTTTATTGATAGCGCCCGGAACTCTTTAGGGTCGCACAGCGCTATAAAGTCATTGCAAAATTGAGGCGCATCAAATGGCGCAGACAAAGCCGTAGGGCTTTCAGTCTTAAAGGCTTCTGCCGCACAACCCTTGCACTTCGCTTCATGCTCGTCCGCATTGAGCTTTCCTATTGAGATAGACTTTCTCAGTCTTTTCAGTATCTTTAGATAGCTAACCCCATATACCTTATACGCGCTCATAGTATCGCCCTCGTTATCTAATGCCGTTATCTTTAAGCTTAGCCATGCAGTTATTATGCTGTAACTCCATAACATCCATCTTAGCCCTCAATCGTTCATTCATGCTCTCTAGGTCTTTATTGCGTTTACATGATGCCAGGAACTCTTTGCGGAGGTCTGCTATATCAATCACCAGCTCTTTCATTCTTATTAGGCTATCTGGCATGGTCAATATCCTCATAGGTTGATAGGTCATGTATAATTACCTTCTCTGTAGCAGAGCCGATGTTATTAGCGTATAGGAGCATAAGCAGTGTAAAAGCTGTTAGTAACAATTTAAAGCCTATGTGCTTTCGTAAGTATTTCATGGCTTGGCCTCCATTAGCTCGGGGTTTTCGTATATATTGCCGATAACCTCAAATTGCTCTAAATCCCAAAACAAGCATTCTTGATTACCATGCCCGCGCTCCTTAAATCTAAACTGCGCGAATTTGTTAGACCAATACACCTCTAGTGTGGTGTCGTAGCCAGATTTAATATAATCCCCCTCATATATGGATTTTCCGTTCTTGTCGGTTAGGCCGGTGAACTGCATAAAAATAACGCCACAGTCACCATAAAACCCAATTGATTCGAATAAATTGTCTTCGGCATAATCATCAACCATTTGCCCACAAGCCGCTACTGCCCAATGGCCATCAGGAAGCCATGCTCTGAATTTAATATCTCTCATGCTACCCCCTCAATGTAAGCTATCATCTTCTCTTCGCTGCTATCTGATACGTTTAAGCCCTGTTCGTAATTGTGTAGAGCTGGCATTGATACGCCTATCTTACGTGCCATGTCTATTAGGCTTAGGTGTAATGCGCGTCTTTTGTTTATTAATAATTTTGCGTAGTTCATAATTTTCCCTCGGTTTGTGAGTAAGCAGTTCTTTTCCTGCCATGATTGGGATGGTACCCATATTTAATTTCGGCTTGTGCTCTTGCCTTCTTAGCATCTTCTATGTCAATAAAGCATCCAATATTAAGAGACTTTCCGTTATTGCTTATTCTTACTTCCCACTTCTTTCTATGCTTGTGCCACGACACACCAAGAACGCCACTTGTATTATTTGCATACATACAGCTATTTTTGGCATTCTCTACCCGAGTCACGTTTCTTAAATTAGTTATTCTATTATCGAGTCCGTCACCGTTTATATGATCGATTGCATTCGGCCACTCTTCATAATGAAGAAACCATGCGATTCTATGTGCCGATAAATGCAGCCCGTTAATACCAATAGACCTATACTGCACATGTCCATTCTCGGGGTTACGTGGACATCCCGCCTCCTTTCCTGTCCTGCCTCTCCCTTTATCTTTTAGCCACAAAATAACGCCTGTTTCCGGGTCATATTTGAGATTTTCAACGATCAATGCGTTCGTTTCGCCGCTTTCATCTCGCGGACTCATTTGCACTCTCTCCTTAACACACCTTTATGAATCTCAATCAATCCGCAGCCAATGTGATACTCGACCTTAGTTGTTGAGCCGTTAGCTATACGTCTAACTGTATCGGCTGTTGTACCGCACCTATAAGCAATGCTTGTAATAGATGGATCGCCCGCCTCAATTAGATACGCGGCTATATCTTTAAAAATTACCTGCTTCATTTTTCGCCCCTTTTATTAAGTTGAGTCCATCTTATAGAAGTAATTGCATGATTGCAAGAAAGAGTTGTTGCAATGTTAATAGATAGGAGTATTATTAATTCACAGTTTAACAAAAACGCCACAGAGGCTAATCAGTCGTAAACTCGACAGAGGATAAGAAAATGCAACTCAGGGGGTAAATCCCTAGCAATTGACAACTGCCCGCAAGCCTCTTAATTGGGGCTTTGTTGGTAGTACGAATATGTGGTGGTGTTAGGTGCAAGGTGCTGGTTGGGTTCGATTCCCATTTACCCGTGGTGGTTAAGACTTATGCAGTTCGATTCTGCCGCCTAGCGCCCCTTCATATTCGTACTCATAACTAACGAGGGAAACAATATGTGCAGACCAACAACAAGAGGGTTAACACTCGATACTGATCAATGGTTAAAGCTAGAGCATGTCTTAGAGCTAGCAACTGGCGGTGATGACAGTTCAATCAATCTAATAGTAGAGGCAGTAGGTGAAGACAATCATGCTACTGAGAGTCTTGTAGCATTGATGGATGGTGCAATATTAGGCCGCAATCCAACCTTAATGGAAATCCAATACAATCAGCAGCTCCTTACATCGCTGGTTAAGCATATAGCTGAATATATAGTGAGAGACTAATGGCCGACTTTAACAACACTTTATATGACACAAAGAAGCTAGATAAGGCTGCTGTGCTTAAGCTTGAAATGTGGGTGTTAATAGCATCCTATCGCAGAGCAATTAAAGAATTTACCAACGTCAAAGAATTGTATGAGGACGTTGATAGAGCAGAAGAGAAATTCAAAGAGAATACAACGAGGGGTGATAAGGATGCATCTATTTCATAAATGGAGTAAGTGGGAAGAGTACAGTCAGGGCTTTACGGTATCACCTGGAATCTTCTGCCCAAAAAACGCACAGCCATTCCAGACTGTTGAGTCATGGCAGAAAAGAACCTGCTCAGTATGCGGCTACACACAACGAGAAGAAGTTAAACGATCTTAACGAGGGTAGAGAAATGAAAATTATCAACCCAGTAAATATGGCAAAAGAATTCCATGATGTTTATGAGACTTTAGCGCCGCACTTTGGCTATGAAACCAGAGAAGATACAAAGATATTTGATGAGGATAGCGATAACGGCAAACTAATGATTGCTGTATGTAAAATCATTATTAATGAATATTTTATTAACGAGGGTAAGTAAATGAGCGATTTCGAATTAGGTGAGCAATATTGTCATTCAGGCATACCAGCTAGAGAGGATGCCAGTGATTTATATATAGAGGGCTATGGTCTTAGGTATGAAACTGAGGCTATAGATAATCATAATTTAGATAACTTTGAGGAAATGTGGAAATGCCTATAAAAATTCACAACAAAGAATACACCACCGTAGCAGAGCGTATAGGGCAGTTTAGAGAGCTATACCCTGAATGCTCACTAGAGTCTGAAATAGTGTCTAACAGTGACGTAGTGATCATTAAGGCCACTATAAGAGATGATAAGGATAGAGTGCTAGCTACCGGCCATGCTGAAGAGGTTAGAGGCTCAACCAATATCAATAAAACATCAGCCTTAGAGAACTGTGAGACATCAGCTTGGGGCAGAGCTTTAGCTGCTTTAAACTTTGGTGGCGATCAAGTGGCATCAGCTAACGAGGTATCAGACGCTATTATTAAGCAGCATGTAATGGAGGCTACTGATAGGCTGATTAAGCACAATGAAGCTGTAAGGGATAATATTGTAACTATCAATTACGTTAAAGTCGCATTAAGAGAGGGTGAATGGGATTCAGCAGCAGAGGCAATGAGAGAGATGGACGACGATACCCGAATAGCTTTAGGTCTTGCTAGTACCAAGGGCGGCATATTCACAATAGAAGAGTCTAAACTATTTGGATCAACTGAATACAAAGAGGCTACGGCCAGATACTTTGAGGATAAAAAGTAATGAAAATAGGCGTAAAGATTAAACTAGACGTAACCAAAATCGAGAAGGCTAGATTGTTTGTTGGCAAGAAAGGCAAATATTTAGACGCTACCGTTTTTATTGATATTGATGAAAAAGATCAATACGACAATAACGGGATGATTACTCAGGACGTTAAAAAAGAAGAGAAGGATTCGGGTATTAAAGGCCCAATCTTAGGTAATGTTCAAGTGTTCTGGAGAGATGGTCAGGAAGCCGTACAAGCTCAAGGTATGGCACAAGCTCAACAGGCAATGAACCAGCAAGCGCCTCAATTAAACAACGCCGTAAACGCACAGCAAGCACCTATCAATGATCAATTCGACGATAAAATTCCCTTCTAAAAGGAGAGCAGCATGGCAGGACATACACTAAAATGGGAATATGACTCTGTTCCCGATATGACATTTCGAGTCTATGAAGATGGGGTATTAATTGCCGCTAACATTGACACATTGTTTTTATCTATTGATATGACAGCTAAGCCAATGGGGAGTTATCAGTACCAGGTTGAGGCGTTTGATGAAACAACTGGATTACCTTCACCTAAAACTTCGCCGTTAGTTGTAAAGTTCCAAGCCCCACCAGCACCAGCAAACTTAAGGTTTTCTTACGATGGGTAGGGGGCTGGTTATCGCGGGCATGGCGCTCTCTTCGTCAATGGCTTTCTCATCTGTAACATTAAGCTGGGATTTGCCGACGACTAGAGTGGATGGATCACCGCTTGATGAAGTTAAGCATACTGTGATTAATTACGATTGTGGCAGGCAGGTAGGTGAGATTATTGTTAAGGGTGTTAGCGTTGAATTAGATGTTTATGGCAACTGTACGTTTAATGTATGGGTTGTTGATAATAATGGCGTTCCATCTTCAGCAGTTAAATTAACTGAAGCAATAGCGCCACCTGCGCCTAAGTGGATTAAATAATAATGAGCATAGAACTAACTTTCGTAGGCTATGAATCTGGTATACCTAAATACATGCCGGTTGATGCTGCAAGCCAAAAGCTGTGTGAAGGGCAGACTGTATTAAATGCCTCCCCTCCCAAAAAAGGAACGCGCACTAATAAGCAAAATAGAGCGCTACACCTTTGGCTACGTAAGTTAGTTTTAGAGCTTGATAATGCTGGGTTAGATATGAAGGCTGTATTAAAGCCTGAGATAGATATTCCTTGGACTGATGACCTAGCTAAACAGTTTCTATGGAAGCCAGTACAGAAGGCAATGCTAGGCAAGGAACGCACTAGAGATTTAGAGACAGATGAAGTATCAAAAGTTT